GCGAAAAGCATTTTAACTCACATTTAATGTGAGAGGCAAGGACTCAGCCTACTAATTGTTTTTGATTTATTTTGTTTTCTAAAAGGGTCACCCAATCAAGACATCTAAAAGTACCTGGTTGCAAACCAGGTTCACTCGTGATTACCTACAGAGGTGGGTTATTCACCCAACCTCTGTAAGTCGATCGACTCTTGAACATGGGTCCTTAACAAGAAATTAAAACTCCATAGTTGTTACGGAGTACAAAATATTTTCTATTTTTTATGGTTTTTGTATTTTTCAAATAGATACATACAAGACTAAACTATGCAATAGCAGTAGTGGTCAGGGTAGCAATAGGGCTACTATTCATGATTATCGACGCGAGAAGGGCTTTTAGTTCTTCTGATGTATGGGTTCGATAGACAGTCTTTCCCTTCATGATCGGGATTTTCTTCGAAACAGAATTTACATTTGTCCATAATTCTAACAAATTTTTGTTTTTCTGCTTCGGGAGGACTGGCCAAAAATTGGCCATAATGCTTCATCCTCTTCTCTTGTTCTTGGGTCGGCCAGGAATCCATGATATTTTGACGAAACAAGTCAAGCTCTCTTTCAAGAGCAGCTATCCTTGTATCTTGAACCATAGATTTGACAATCTGAGTGCATCGTCTTTTTTGACTCCATTTGGAAGTACTAATAGTTCCGTCAGGGCCAGCAACTGGATTAACGGGATTAAAAGTACCAAAGTCACTAATGGTAAAGGAGGCATACGAAGGTGTAGTCAACGTAGCAGCACCAAAAGCAACAGTAACGGTTTGAACGTTTCCTAGGACATTACTGGTGAGGTAAACAACTCTCTCAACAATATTTGAGGTACCACTGGCATTTGCTTGGACAACAACCACTGTCGTGCAATTTGATGGATTTGTTATTAAGGTCGTAGCCGCAACCGAGGCATTATAACAAACTTTAAGAGAATAATAGTGACCGAAGCGGGCCTGGAAGGTTACAGCGGAACTACCATTATAGGTAGCCCCCTCTAAATTTCCACCCTGTTCAAGGGTTGCTTCAGTTCCTAAGACTTGTCCTGTTGAGCAACCAGCACCGGTTGGTTGCACAAATGTTGAAAATAAGATCTGTTCCACTTGAAGCTGTGGAATAAAAAATCGACACTTGTACTTCAACAATACATCATGGGTCGTTTTAGAAGAAGCGGTGACCGTACCGCCTGATGAGTTCAACTGAACATAAGCCATAGCTTGACCAAATAAGGGATCATTCGGACTGGCTCCTAAATCAGTGAAATAAGGATTCTCATCAGAGATCTTTTTCATTCGAGCTATACCATCATTTTTGACTGGTATGTCGGCAGCACCCCAAGATTGGGCATTACGCTGAACAGCATCAGGGCTTGCTAAAGGCGGAGGCTCTGATACATCTCTCTCAAAGAAGGCAACAACGCTTCCATCTGTGTTATTTCCACATTTGGATCTGAGCACCATTTCAGCATGGTCATAGCGATATTTCTCGTACATATTAGAATAAGCTTGAATACGAGTGCCTGTAAGGAATTGAGGGCCAATACATTGATTCAACAACAATTGACCCTGGATCATACTGGTTGTAACAGTGAGCGAACCAATCAATTCAACTCCTTCAACCGTTGCTTCCATCCCATTTGTCATTCCTTTAAAATAGGTCGTGACATTAGTATTGGTATTAGCCAACTGACTAGACAGGATTCTTTTAGGTCGTCCTGCAATGGGATTTGCGCGAGCTGATTTTCTACCACCCTTTGGTCGGGCAGTCTTGGAGGCCTTCTTCCTTGAAGGACCTCCGTTTCTTTTTCTTTGAGGTTTCCCCATTATCTTGTTATAAGTATCTCTTCCTAGAGCTTGAACTGCTACTAAGGATCTAGCTAACTCGGCTTTACCTCCGAGTCCTTTTGTTTGTTTGACAAAGTCCCAATCAGCTTTAGCCCGATTGGAGTTACTTTTATGCTTTGAGTAACTTGCGTCGTGTTGGCGAGCAGCCTCGTCAAATGCGTCGATAGAGGGAACAGAGGGATCTTGAACGCTGGATTGAAACTTACCAGCGGACCAACCCGGACCTACGTAATTACCGTGGTACGGAAAGCTCATACAAACAACTCCAATCAGAGTTGTGCACAAACTTTATCAGGCGGAAAAAAGCCTTTAAGCACCTGATAAGGCATGCTAGGGTCAAAAATGGAACCTTCACATCTAAGATGCAAGTGAGCTATATGTTGGCTGGTGATCCGAGCACGAAGAATCCCTTCGATGTTTCTCGTTCTAGTGATGCTAGTAAGATATGCATCGATCTTCTCCTCGAGCTCCTCAAATTCATGTTCCCAAGGCCATATGCAGATACGTATCCCAAGTAAATGCATTAGAGTATTTTCCTCCATAGAACGACTGGTCTCTTTGCGGACCCAGTTTATGCTGGAACGCAACTTAGCATAGTTGCCAGCTGCAACTATAAAATCTCCATATTCTCGGGTCCATCGCAACCGGAGATGATGGGAAAGGAAAACAATTTGCGTTGGAGGTCGTGGGAGCCAGTCATCGGCTTCAATACACACATTATAACGAAATTTCATTTCGTCGCAAATTTGTTTGAAAGAGTATTCCTCTGAAGTACTAGCGATAATATCATCACCGTTGAGGAATAGTTTTATGAACTCATCAAACTCCATATCCGGAGCAAGATGTCTCCAGACTAGAACAAAAGCGAACCAGTATTGGAAAACATTATCAGTACCGGTATTTTCCCAGCCTGATTTCTGATGAAGCAAGTAGTAAATGACACCTAATACACAGGTAACCCCTGCGTAAACAGCGTTGTAGAGTATGTAAACACATTGCCAGTACCTACTTGGTAGATACTGAGATCGCAAGTCTCGAATAGCTCGAGCGATACTAAGGTTAAACCTGGCATCACATCCATCTCCGTCACCGTCATTGACCTTTTGGCCAAGACTTAAAACAGTACTAACAAAATGTGGGCCAGGCACCCCAATACCAATGGTACTGGGGTGACCCCTGCCTATAGAATTCATAAGCTTATCGTTTTGTCTCTGGAACATCATTTTTGAAACGATCAAATGCACTAGATCGCACCCGTTAAATACACGAGTTTTACTTGCTAAGACTCTATCTCTAGGTCGTAGTTCATCTTTGAGTGTCATGGCAAACACCATTAACACCCATATGCCTTGTAGAACAAGAAGGCACAACGCTTTGATCACATCTCCAATGCAATACAAAGCCTCTCCTTTAGTCTCATACTTAAAATACCAAGGATATCCAGGACTCTTAGAAAAGTCCAACGACGCAACCGCATCGTCATAAGAAGTAACATTATCTTCTAGGTTTCCACCCCAGAAGGGAGCCATTCGACTACTAATAAACTCTAGTGCGAATTGCAACTCCTTTTCAGGCACAGACTTTATCGGTTCACGATATTTCTGTAAGCCATTTTTAAGAGCAGTTACATTCATAATGGAAGGTAAATAAGCACCCTCGTCCTCAACACGGACTGGAGATGGCACAAAATGTGAGCTAGCCAATGGACGGCGTCTAGTCTCCCCGACGGCTAGCAAAAAAGGAATCTCGGGAAGATGAGCCCTTGGTAGCTCCAATAGCGGAGCCTCCAAGGGAGGGCTCAGTTTTTTAGTTTGGGCTGATTGTCCCAGAGCGCAAGAAACTGCTCTGTGACACCGATGAACAAATTGTTCTTCTTGATTTCACCACGGGCAAAATGAATTCCAACAATCTTGGAATTGACATTCAAAACCGGAGAACCACAATCGAAGTTCTCAGAAGTATAATCAGCACGCACTTGAGGACCATCTGGACCATTATCAAACGAATCAATGGTTCCAGTATTTAAACCAGTTTTGGTCCACAACGCAACCTTTTGACCAATTTCAGGAATTGCAAAATGTTTCTTGGACAAAACTGCAAGTCCATCAATCCTTTTTAAAAAAACAAGTTCATTGTTCATTCCTTTAAAAGGGCCTTTGAGAATGCCAGGTAACTCAAATTGCTTATCCGCAAATTTGACGTATCCTTTTTTGTTCCAACATTGTTTGGCAACGTGCGGTTCAGCAAGTATACCAATAGACGTTGAGAACACAGTACCACGATGTTCCCCAGTCAGGGCATCGTAACACTCTCCTCGAGTAGGGCGATATTGCTCGATATTAAACTGAGCGGCACCAGGAACAAGAGACTCCAACTGCGATTTAGCAGGTTGTGACAGGGTCTCATTGAGAATTGCAGCAATACTAGCCGCATGTTTTGACAAAGATGCAGAAGTATTATTCTCATTTTCTCCAGGAACACCAAACACAGGAGTATGTGTAGGTAGAGCCGGAACGCTCTCAACAACAACTTCGTTGTTACCTTTCTCAAGGATTTTACGAATTTCTCTCAACTGCTTGCGTTGTTTGAGAGTAAGAGCCTCATGAGCAAGTGACTGATCAATATCCTGAATTGTTAATTCAAGAATTTGACGAGTTCGAACTCTAGTAACCTTCGCGTCAACAGTATCAGTGTCAACGACAATAGGGCTAGTTTGAACAGCAGCCTCATGAGCAGGACGTGGTTGATTGTCATTTCTAACCTTAGGTTTAATGACCTCTCTTCCATCTCGATCCTCATCATATTCATTGTAGTTATCGTCTCCCACAATGTTAAAATCATCCATGACGATAGTCCCATCATCAAGTTGAGTATAGATCTGGTAATTTCCAGGTTCAGTCAGCTTATTTCCATTAAGTCTGATATCATACTGGCCACCGTCCTTATGAACATAAGTGACACGATCAATGTCATAAACCGTATAGGTTCGACGATGTGCGGGTTTACCAATTGAATTAAGCCTTGTTTTCAAAGCCCCTCTTCCCGTCTTATTCTTGCCTTCATGGTCTGGGTTGGACTCCAACACTTCAATGGGTTCACCAAAGAGTGAATGACGCATCCACGTCAATGGATTTGAGAAGGTAGGCAAGAGTTCTCTCGCGTGAAAAAACACATACAATGCAATTCCACAAAGAACAGCGAATAAAAACATAGCAATGCGACCTCTATGCTTTATGGTCAAAAGACGAACATTATTAAGGAACTTCCGAACCTTAAAAAGATAGCTGTCGTCAATATCAGCATTAGGATCAGGGTTGGGATTTTGTTTGACATCTTCGCCGAAGAGGTCCAAAAGCAACTGAAGTATATCAGCTACAGCAGACACTGTAGCTACACGATTGAAAGTAAAGAGACTTCCAAATTCGGCAAGGCCCATGACGGTTCCACCGGCTTTGAGCCCACGCGTAAAAATGTTGGACATAGCATGACCATATCCACCACTCTCAAAATAACTTCGCTTAGTACGTTGCTTAAGAAAATAGTACACAGTAATTACAATTGTGCATAAGAGAACAATGTTCCATGATTCCGCTTGAAAATAATAAACGAAATTAAGATACCAATGTCTCAAAACAGAAAAATAAAGTAGACGGTAAGGCCAATATAAAATATTAGCATTGACACGCAACCACTGAGCACGAATAGTGTCAGTAGTACCGTGAGTCCAGTCGACTGCAGTTCCGACAAAAAGCCATCGGATTGTGTACAAAGGAAACAAAAAGGCAGGTGCAATATAGTCATCAAACCATTCAAGGTAGAAATCCATCTGATGATAATATTCATTAAGAGCAATGCCTGCGCCAGTAGTAGCACCACACAATGCCAATACAATTGGAAATGACCATTCCAACACCAAAGAACCAGCCTGCCATGAAAGGTACGCCGAATGGACAGATACATAAGATGCAATCGCAAATCCAGAAAAGACAGAAGCGAAACAGCTTGTAAGCAAAAAGAAACTCCCAGGATAAGCAAGAATGCCTCGTATCCATGATAGAGAAGTATCAATCCAGTTACTCCCTCTTGAAAAAAACGAAGGAGTACGATTTCGTTCTGAAGAGCCAATGCCGGGTCTGGATGTATTATCCTTCCCAACGCTTCCATCGTCAGCCAACAAAATGTGGCTTGAAGCACTGGCCGAATCTCGGTTGATGAGCACAGGAACATTGTCATCGCTAGGGACGTTAGGTCTGCTGGCGGCATAATGACCCGGAACCGCTCGATAGTCTCGAGCATCTGATCGTTCATCTTGATTAGACATTCGCAAAGTCGTATCAAGAGATTTGTGCGTAGTAAAGGTTTCTGAAACCTACTGTGTGTTAAAGGAGTGCTTTTACGTACACCTCCTGTCGCAATGAGAGTTAAAG